GCTCGGCCTTGAGTCTTCCGTTGAAGCTACCTGCCAAGTGATCCATGAACTTGACCGCGCTCTCCTCTGCGTTGCCCTCGAACTTCATCACGCCGCCGTTGAAGTCGATCTTGCCAATCTCAACTTGCTTGCCGTCTACCGTGTTCTGAAACGTGATGTTGTAGTTGGGTTTTTGTTTCGCAATCATCAGCTTGCTTGGGTCTGTTTTCATGCTGTTCACCATGCTGACTGCCGCCTCTAAAGATGTTGGGTTGACAGTCTTGTTGATACCTGCGTTCAGTGCTTGTAGGTCGAGTCGCTCCATGATCTCAGCAGTCTTACGATCTGCTTCTTGGGCATGCGCATCTTTCATCTCTGCCGCAACTCGGTCGATCTCGGTTTGGCGTTCTTCGTTGTCCATGTCATCTCTCCTGTTACCAGTCGTTGCGATCACGCAAAACTTCTTGAAGTTTCTGCATGTAATGGGAGCACTTACCCGCATCGAACTCGCCTTTCTTGCCTTGGCGCATCGAGTACTTGATGACGTTGCCTTTGAGGAACCCAATGAACTCCTCACGTGTTAGTACGCTCTCCATCACAGCCCACGGTTGCACACCCATGTCCTTGTAGTGGTCACCACCAATTTGCAAGTCATCTGCACGGGTGCCGTTAAATCCTTGTTCAATCATCTTATGCCTCTCGTCTGTTTCACAGTGAATAAAAAGTTCGTTAGAAGGGTGCTTCTTCGTAGTCATCATGCGGCTCGGCTTGCTCGGGTTTTGGAAACCTCTTTGGATCGAGTCTCGTAAAAGGCCACCACCTGACAAGTTCTTCTTGGGTGAGCGGCTCGTCACTTTCCTGCTGGTCGATCAACAGTGCTTTTATCTTCCCCATGTTGACCCCCAAATCAGCCCGACACACAGTCCGAGGACACACATCACCTTCACGTCTTCCCACCACAGCCAAGGCTTGTGGTAGTCGCGTGACTCCTCCTCCATCTGTTTCATCACAGACAGAAACGCCTTGTGTGCTTCACCTGCGTCCTTCACAACTTCACCCTTGTAGTGCATGCCTTCTTTGTCAAGGCGCAGTATCTCGGTGAACTCGTGTGAGGTAACGCCAAATGTCACGTGGTCACTCATACAACTCTCTCCCATAAGTTCTTCGGTGCACGATGTGCGTTGGTTGATTTCTGCGGGGCGTAGCCAAGGCTTCGCACCCACCCCAACTTCTTTGCTTGCACGGCGATTGCTCCCCATGCTCGGCGGTCAGGCGGCGGCTCCATACCCATGTTCTCTGCGTACGTGCGCACATCTTCCGTCATGAACGGTTTCTGTCCGTGATGCAGTAGGTACATCTTGAAATGCGTCAGGGCTTCCTTGCTCCATTCAGGCACCACACGGTCGGCGTGTGCCGCCGCCGTGTTCATGCCATCAACAGCCAAGTCCCAACCATCAGGTTGTTTTGGTTGATTCATCGTGATCCCCTATCACGACAGCCATGCGCGTACGGTGTTCTTCACACGCTGAAAGAACGTAGGCGGTTCGATCATGGTGATCTGCATGGGCGCAAGCGCAGGGATCGGTGCTTGCATGGCAGTCGGCGGTTGGTAGTGGATGTCCTGTATACCCCCAAAAACTGGTATCTTGGTTTCAGCGACAGCAGGTAGACCGCCCTCCTGTGCCCTCATTTTGGAACGTACGACATACACGTACGGCAGAGGGGCACCCACCTTCTCGGCAATTTCTTTGGGCGTGAGCTTGCCTTGTGCTAACAGCTTGCGGATTTGCGCGGCCTTGGATTGTGTGTTGGGTTTGCGGGTCTTCTTGATTGCAGTCTTTTCAGTCATTTCATTACTCCAGTTGAAGTTATCATGCGTGATAACTCGGTTTCAAATACGTCCACGTTCTCATCATTGACAACGAGGGCGATCCCGCCCGATCTCTCGACCTGACGTAGATTCTTTTCTTGAAGGGGTGTGGTCGTGTTCTTACCTGCCTTGCACTCGATCCCAATGAATCGTCCGTGCAGACATACAAGAAAGTCGGGTGCACCGCTGTTGCCATAACCCCCTGTTACGGGCATGACGTAGTAGGCACCCAACTCATCTAACACCTTGCGCACCTTCGCCTTAACTCGGCGCTCGGGTGTCATTGCCATCATCTTCTCCTTCAGTAGGGTACAGCCAAAATGTACCCTTGGATATACGTCTACCCAATCCTTTGATTTCTTCATTGACCTTCTCAGGATCAAAGATCATCAGCGTTGCAATCTTGCGTTGCATCCATTCAGGTAGTCCGTCCACTGAATCATAAGTATCTTCTACATCTTTTGCAAGCCCCCACGAACTAACATTTACCCTACCATCCGTCTGCACTTGCACACGATACGTGCGGGTAGCCATTGCTACAAACATCTTCTTGGCAAACGCAGGGTCTACCGTGACTTGTTTGTGCTGTTTCGATAGGTCTGACATGGCTATGAATATCTTCTTTTCCTGTGGTGTAAGGCGCGAACGAATCCGCTCCAGTTGTGACTCGGGTGCTACGTCAGGCATGGTGAGCAGTATCTGCCCCACCATACCTATCTGCGCAAGCGCGTTCTTTTCTTCCGTCATCTCATCTCTCCAACCAAAATGATTTCTCAGTCGTGCGCACACCCACGCCCTGCATGTACTGCCCGATCTGACCCATCGACAAGACCGCGACCTTGCCTTGGATGTCCTCGGGTACATCTGACACAGGGATACTTGTTACAGGGCAGTGCTCCACGTTGTTGTACTTCTGGGCATCTGTGGCTTCCACGATGTCCACCCACTGCTCGTCACCTACCATACGTACATACACGTAATAGCCATGCACAGGTTTGTTACGTACCTCATTCCATTCTTCCTCGGCTTTGATGAACCCTGCCGCCGCCTTCTGAAACTCCTCGGTCACGAACATGGTGTTCTGCGCAATCAGGTTACGCATCTCACGCATCAAGATGTTTCTGTCTGATAGCGGACTGATCAGGCCCGTCACCCCACTGTGCACGTTACTGCGCACACCTTCGATATGTTGCTTGAAGTCGTAGATAGATATGTTTGCCATCTCCTTGGGTGAGTAGGGCACCAGCTTACTCAGCGCAAGACGTACAGCTTTCTTGTGGTCAGTCACGAACGACATGTAGTACTGATCGCGGTGTGGTGCGAACTTCTCGTTTGCAATCTTGCGACTGTTGATCATGTACACGGACTTGTCCACCTCCTTGATGCCGTACTTCTTACCATGACCGATGACACCCACCACGTAGTCAGACCCCTCGATGTACACGGTGACATCTGTATAGAACTTCTTGATCACGCCCTCATCGTTCTGCACCTGCAAGATGCTGTTGTCTCCACGTGTGGCATGGAAGCGAAAGCCGTGATACGAACGGCGCAACTCCACACCCAAGTCGTGCACCTCTCGGCGCACAGGGATACCGTCTAGTTTGAAAGGCCAGTCGGCAGACTGCGGGTCGTTGTGCAGGTCGCGCTCTGTGGGTGCGCGGAGGGAACTTACCAATACATGTTTCATACTCATTTCATTTCTCCAATTAAGTTTGTAGTTATCACTCGTGATAACTGATTTACATATCTGACGATTCGATGTGGACAGCCTTGCCGTTGTCGGGCTTGGCGTTCTTGTTGTCGAGCACACACCACAACACGGGTACGTGCCATACACCCCATGACCCACCTAAGTAGCCATCGGTCAGGATGATCGCGGCTTGCGGCTTGATCTGTTTCTCACGCAGATACACGGGCACACACTCCACCATCGTGCCACCACCACCCGCAGGTTTCGTGGACTTCACGATGTCATCCAGTTGGTCTTGTCCGTAGTACTCGGCGGCACACACCTCGGTGTCCCAATACAGCAGACGCACAGCTTGTGGCTTGACAGCCTTGGCAATCGCAACCACCTCACCCAAGAACGTAGCCAACTCACGCCCACCAATCGAGCCGCTAGTATCTATCGCAATGACCAATTCACCTACGGTTTCGGATATGCCCGAGGGTAAGTACAGACCTGACGATATGTACCTACGGTTGGGACGCCGCCACGTTGAGTAGTCATTACCTGCACAAGTTGTTGACACGAACTCACGCAGTACTTCACGCCAGTCGATCTTGGACTGCAACACGTCATCGAGTAGACGTGCACCACCCGATCCCATCTTCCCTGCGATCAGTGCACCTTGACGCACGGCCTCATCGACAGCACGTTCGATCTCCTTGCGTTCATCAGGGGACAACTCCTTGGCACCTTCCCAATCGTGCTGATCCATAGTCTCGCCATCGGCATCACCTTCACCCGCCTCACCCGAGCCTTGGCCTTGACCTTGACCCGAGCCTTTACCCTTGCCGTTATCGTCAGGCAGTAACGCATATACCTGTGCACTGTCCATGCCACGGTACTGCTCATCAATCACACCCACCTTGGGCATGACGATGAACCCGTTGTCACCACACTCACGGTCAAAGTCAACAAGTTTCAGGTTGATCACGTAGTCACACGCAAGGTTAGCCTTGCGTCTGTTCTGCTCATACAAGTGCAGGTATGTGGTCAGATGTTTGTACAACACGTGATACGACTCGTGCAGGATGAGGAACCGTAACTCCGCATCAGACAAACCCGCCACGAAGTCCCGCGCATACCATGCGTTCACGCCGTTGGTCATCGCAGTGTGACAGCCCATGTGACCTGTTGCCACAATCGTGTGGTCGCCCATCATCAGGATACCTGCAAGGGCAACGTAGTTCTGATTACCGATCACGTCAGCCATCGCCTTGGTCAGGCGTTGCTCCTCGGTCAGTGTCTTACCAATCATTAACATATATTTCTCCAGTTGTAGTTATCACTCGTGATAACTTATTTCTTGTCAGCGGCAAACACATAGTTGTTAGCCATACACCACGCAGTGAACTTCTTGTTAGTCACCACCTCGGACTGCTTGTTGTAGTTGGGTCGGCGTACCTGCATGGCAAACATAGTCTGTGCCTCTTTGTCGAGACGACCCATGTACTCCATCCACGCATCCATCCACGACTTGTCGATGGTCTGCAATGTGCGGTGCACCACCATACATACAGCAGACGCACTGCTCGGCACCTGCGCACCCATCGGGTCTTTCTTGATCGAGTCAAGGCTTGGCAGTTGATCAGCAACACGTACGTATGTATTCAGGTTCGCCGCCGCCTCGGTACCAATCGTGCCAATGAGAGCCGCCATCAAGGTCTTGTCGGTCAGCTTGTCACGTACCTTCAACCAGTTGGACGCTTTCTCCAGTGAACGTGGTGTCACGAATGACGCACGGCTTGGGTCAGCAGGGTGATAGATAAACTTGTTTGCCTCGGCATCCTTGTAGTCCTCAAAGCTGTGGAATACCTGTGGGTTGTCAGTCACCCACGCAAGCATGGTGTGATCCACCCCTGCGTTGAGAGCAAAGTCCTCAATCCACTCCACGTTGGTAGGCTTGCGAGTCTTGATGATCGTCAAGCGGTTACGTGCATGTGCAGGGAGCAGGTCGCCCACGCCCTCAGAGCCAAGGTTGGTCGTTGCAAACACCAGTGAGTCGGGGTGCAGGGTGCTCGATCCGATCTTGCGCTCAAGCATGAGTCGCAACAGTGCGTTCTTCACCGCAGGGTTAGCCTTGCCGTACTCGTCAATCATCAGGATGATCGGCTTGTTCAGGTGCACACCAAGTTCCTCGTTCGTGACGTAGCGCACAAACGCATCTTCCAGTGATGCAGTCAGGTTCACCACGTTCGGGATCGTGATGTCGCCCAAGTCCTTGGTCGTGCAATCAAAGTAGCACGGTGTGTGAGTCGGCAGGTCAAGAGCCAAGGTCTTGAGCATAGACGATTTGCCTGTGCCCATGTGACCCTGCATCAGGACAGTGGTGTCACCCGAAAAGCGGATGAGAGTCTGAGCCTCGGTCAGGTTCAGTGCGTAAAGTTCAGTTGCGTTTGACATGATTAGTTCCTTGATTGAAAGTTGTTTGTGTGAGTTATCACGTGTGATAACTTGGTTAGGGTTAGTTGATTTACCAATTCATTGATTTCAGGATGGCATCGACCTTGGTCTTTGTGTCCTTGCGGAATGAGTCGTCATCGCGCAGTGCGTCAGCAGACACACCGAGCATCGCGTCCTCAAGACGTACACGCATGTTCTCCATGCGTTGATCCTGAGTCACGTTGAACTTGGTCAGCAGTCCAAGCATCTCCCGCACGTTGTCCACCAACGTGTCACGGAATATCTTCTTGTCCTTGGTGTCGCCACCTTGGTAGTCGAGACGCTCAGACATCTTTGACAGTGAGTCATACGTGCGTTGCCACACGTCACCCATCGCGCTGTTGAGTTGGTCGGTGTAGAACTTGGCGTACTGTTCACGCAGTGAGTCCTGTGCTTGCGCACCGATGTCAAGACGGAAGTCACCCGCATCAGGGATAGGGGTTTGCGAATGACGGAACCGAAACTTAGCCGCGACAATCTCCACGCTCGGGTAGTCATCACTTGAGAACAAGTTGCCAAGCTGTGCCTGTGCTTGAGCCTGTGCCCATGTGTACGCTTGCAAGAAGTCGTTGACCAGTCGATGAAACTCAGTCTCAGCCTCGGTGATCTCACGGTAGTAGTCGGCAAACATGGCAGTCGGCAAGAGCCTCACGCCAAGGTCAGACCACGGCATCGTCAGTCGGTAGTGCACGTTCTGACGTGTGTTGGCAATGTGTTTCTGTATTGCGTCCAGTTCAGGGCACGACAACAGCTTCTTGTGAAAGCTACCTGCATCGTCACTCGCACCGTTGGCGCTTGTGGTTTCCTTGGTCGCCTTGCGATCAAGTTTTCGTGCAGTCCAGTTGCCGATGGATAACTCGGCAAACATGGCAGAGCTTGCAATGCTCGGTGCGGTCACCGCAGGTGCGGCTTCCATGTGGGTGAATAGATCGTTCATCTCGTTTTCTCCAGATAGGTTTAAGTTACTTACTGACAAAGTTGTTATCACGTGTGATAACTCGGTTCAGGTGGAAGGACTGTTTAGAATCATTAACCACCCGAATACATAGTATAACACTAGATGACATTGAAGTCAAGGTTTAGAGATACCCTGATATTTATTGAGGCTTGTTGATAAACACACAATCATT